GGTTCCGCATTGGGATTGCGGCCCGCTTCGACGACCCGGACTCGATAGGTCGAACCGCCCGCTTGTTACGACCCGGCTACGGTCGGACACCCGCTAAGTTCACCCGGCGACGGTTAGCCCCACTTCGACGACCTGGGACTGGTCGAAACGCCCGATTGACCCCGGCTACGGGTTAGGCACGGCTAGTAGCGCACTGAGCCGCCGGCACCGTTCGGCCGCTTGCGGTTTTGGATCGGGTTGAGCACGTCCTCGAGGCTCGGCTCGCCGGACCATGCCCCCGCGGTGCGTCCTGCGACGCTGCGTGCGGTGCCGAGGCTTGGCTGCATCCCGGCGGCGGGTGAGGGGAGGGGCGCCGGCTTGGCTTCCTGCTCCCACTGTGCGCGGCCCTCGGCCAGTATCTTCTCGCGGTATGCGGCCGGATCGTCCCCGACATCGCGCACCAGGCGCAGCCGGTCGACCTCGCGCGTCAGCCACGCGTAGGGATGCGGCTGGCTGTAGAGCTTGCCGAACAGCGTCGGGTCCGCGTTGGCAAGCGAGCGGAACTCCTGCACGTACTCGTTCAGCTTCTCCGCCCCGATCTTATCGCTCAACATCATTTCGCTGTTGTTGAGCCGCTCGTTGAGCAGCGCCGCCTGCTGCTGCTGGACGACGTGCTGTGCCCACGCCTGCGGGTTGGTGGCCGGATCGGGCGGCGGCTGTGGTGGCGCCTGTGGCTGTGGTGGCGGGGCGGTCGCGCGGCGCTGGGCGTCCTCGAACTGGCGCTGCAGCTCCTTGTGCTTGGTCTCGGCCTCGACCGCACGCGCTTTCCAATCCTGGCGGCGCTGGCGCTCGCGTTCAAGCACTTGCTGCGGAATGTAGCTCTTGCCGTCCTGCTCAAGACGATCGGACGGCTCCGCATCGGCCTCGTCCTCGGGCTCGGGCTTAGCTGTGGCGGGCTTGGCGGCCGGCTCGGGCTTTGCCTCGGGCTTAGGCGCCGGCGCCTCTGGCGCTGCCTGTGGGGCCTCCGGCGGGGCTTCGGTGACGGTCGCGGTTTCGCCCTTGAGGAACGACTCTAGCTGTTCGTTAGCCATGATGGTCCTATGGTGCGGTTATGGATGATGATCTGATCGAGAAACTGATTGAGGTGGCGTCTGACCACTTCCGGGGAACCAGCGCCGACGACGTGCAGGTTGAGTTGATGATCGCGGTAGCCTCAATCGCCGCTGCGTTAATCAGCGCTGATCCGAGCATGACCGCGTTGGGGTTCAAGACTGATCAGGAACTCGTTAATCGGAGGCGTGCTGCATTCGACGGACTGGTCACCAAGGCGCTGGACAAATTCGTAAGCGATCGCCTGGACAAGATGGGTCACTGATCGGCCGTCAGTTCAGATGGCAGCGGCGGCAGCGTGCGGGCGCCTGGTGGCAGAGGCTTCGGCTGCGCCCGTGCCAGCACCACCCGGCCGGGAGGCGGCTCTGGCAGCCCCTGGAGGCCTCCACGCGGCCCTAGCTTCAGCGTCTCGATCTCGGAGCGGACGGAATACTTGGACCGCCCTAGCATGCGCCCGAGCAGCGTCACGCCCATGCCGTTCTCCCACATCTGGCGCAGCGTGGTGCGCTCCTCGTCGGTCCAGGGTACCGACACACTGTGTTTCATGCTGGCTGGCATGGCGGCTCTCCGCAGTGCTATGCTGGGTTCCGCGATAAGTCCGAGAACTCAGCGCCCCGTATCTCCCTGTGAGTGCGGGGCCTTTTCTTTATGCCGCGAACAGATCCTGCTGATGACGCGCCCGGTTGAGCATCGGGATGGTGCTGGCAAATCGGCTGCCGCTCGACCCGTCCACACTATCCGCGCCGGCAGCAACAGCCATCCAGATGCGCCGTTCGGTATTCACACGGGCAACGTGGTAGTAGACGCCCCGCTCGGCGCAGAACTCTCCCCAGTCAGCCATGGTGTCCAGCTTCCATTGCGTCGAGCCACCCAGGAACACACCGACATTGCGACCGACCAGCGGGGCCAAATCCGATTGCCGCATCCCGTCCTGCACCGCGATCAGCACCAGGGGCGCGATCGCCAAGCACCGGTTCTGATACCGCAGCGACAACTCGAGGGATTTGAGGCCGCCCGCCACAATATCCGGCAACACGATCCACTGCGGTGCTACCGGTTGAGCGGCGAACCAGTCGAGGAACCGCTCGAATGCGTCCTCATCGAACCCGCGCCCAGCCTGGAAGTCAGCCCATGCGCCGTTGTCGCCCACCACATCCTCGAACCCCTCGGTGCGCCACTCGCCAGCTCGGCTGACCAGCAAGCCCCACCCGGCGTTGCGCATGGCATCGAGGTTCCGCTTGGTCCCCGTCCTCGACGCGTAGCATCTCACTGGCGCGCACGACGCCACGCGGCACCGAAACGTGACGACCCGGACGGTGTCGGCGTCCAACCCCGACGGAAAGCCTCGTCCCAGGCGACGTGGGGCGTCACGCCGATAATCCGGCCGATCGCCCCCCAGCTTCTCCCGGCGGCAATGCCCTCGCGCAGCGCGGCGAGCATGTCGGCATCCCACGTCAGCCGGTGCGCCATGCTCTGCCGCGAACGGTATGCCGGATCGGCCCAGAGCCGATGCAGAGGGGTGATTTCGGGTGTTAATTGTGGCAACTGGCACCTGACTGGGGGTAGCTATCGGAAAGGGGCATTTTGAAGAGTAGGAACCATGCCAGGAAAGCCGATCCGCGTGTTCTGGTCGCCGCTATCCCGCCGGTTCTACGCGACTAGGGCGTGGCGTGAGGTGCCTGGACACCCTGGGGTGGTCGAATGCACAGGCGAGCGGTTTGATGTGACGGACGATATCGCTGGCGTCATCGAGCGGGAGCAGATCGAGTTCCGACGCGCAGGCGAGGGGCAGGTTGATGAGTAGGACCGCGTCCCAGGAATAAGATCGGAATAATTGGCGCGGCTTTTAAGAGTAGGAACCCATGACGGACACCAACGAGGACGGTGATCACGAGCTAGGCCGCAAGCTGACCGAGGCCGGCATCTCGTGGTTCGTCTGCCCGCTGTGCTCCACGATCAGCGTCAATCCAAACGATGTCCGGGAGCGCTATTGCGGCCGATGCCACCGGTTCGTGGATGATCCGCCGCCCCTGCCGATGGGGCCATACTGGCACCCCGGAGATGAGGCATGAGCCAGGACCTGACCGACATCGTGACCATGATGCTGAAGGTCGACGCCAACCACGACCCGTCGGAGGCGAACGAACTGCTGTCGGCCGGGGCGCGGGAGATCAAGCGGCTTCGCGCGGCACTCGCCGATGTAGCAGAGATCAGGAGAAACCAGGGGCAGGTTGATGAGTAGGAGGCGGGCGACAGTCCCCCTCGCAGCCGTGCGCGCCATGCTCGATGCGATGGCGGCGTATGTGCCGCCCACCCATCAGCACGCGGCGCGGGCTCATGCGCTGGCGGTGGGCATCGGCTACGCCTACCCGGGGCCGTCCTTGCCCAGTCGCCACACCCGGTCGTCCGCCGTGCCGCCCGAGGTCAGCATCGCACCATCCACCAGCCCCCGATGATACAGCCACTGCAATAGCCGGAACGTCGTCCGCAGCTCGCTCTCACGGTGCCAGCCGCCATCCGCCAGCAACTCGAGGACGCGCTGCTCAGCTTGGGTCATGGCCGCAGCAGGCACTTTTCCACGATCCGGTTGAGCAACTCAGCGCGGGCCATGGTGTTGTGATCGTAGATCCACCAGAACATGAACATGAACATCGCGTTCAAGATCAACAGCAAAATGAACGCTGGCGGTAGGACCCGAATCAGTTTTTCCGAGATCCCCGCCAGCAGCCCGTTGGTGCGCTCCTGCTCAGTCACACCATCTCGCTATTTCGGCTGTGCGTGTGGCGGCAGCGGCATGCCAGGACGCAGCGATGGATCCACGGCAATGAACCGCCATCCCAGCGCCGGGCAGTAGCACAGCATCCAGTACGTCTTGCTGGGCAGCGCGTTGTCGATCTGCCCGCCCTGTCCCCCTGGCAGTGTGTTGTCGGGTCGCTCGCCGCCAGGCATCGGCCCACCGCCAGGATGCCCGGGCTGCACCGGTAGCCCCGCATCGATGTGCGGCGGACGGCCAGGACTGGGCCAGATCGTCCCTGGCGCAACTGGCAACGTGTTGTCGATGATCGGCGCAATGGGATTGCCGATGGTCGGCGGCGGCCAGATACCAGGCGGCGGCTCAGGTAACGAATTGTCGATCCCAGGCTGCAAACCTGGCAGCGAATTGTCGATCTGCCCACCCCCAGGCAACTCATTGCTCGGGTAATTGCTCCCGACGCTATCGAGCGTCAGAGCCCCGCCAGTGACTTTGAATGTCGGCATCAGATGTCTCCGTGTGTTGATGCGTATGATGTTCAGACGCGCGGCGAACCATCCGGGTTGCGGGTAATGGCGATGTTCGCCCACATCGCGCAGTCCCGTAGTTGTCGCATCGCGTAGGTCTTGTCCGGCCCATCCGGAATATGTGCGTCGATGGCGGCGGCGAACTCAGCAAAGGCGCCGCGCACGTAGCTCATCGCGTCCAGTTGCTCTTCGCTAGGTTTCAGATATTCAAACGCGGACGTGTGCAGCGTCATCAGATGTCTCCATGTGTCCGCGTTGCGTACGGATGTCATGCTCGGTCTCTCGCGTTGTTTGCGTTACGTGCTTACGTATGGCGCCTCCGCTGCGCGACCATGCCGAGCCCCAGCAACCCCACCCCGAGCAGCGCCAGCGTGGCCGGCTCCGGCACGGCCTCCGTGGTCGCGCTGGCCACGCCCGAATACGAGGCGGTGAAGCTGGCAAGGGTAGCGTTGTCGAGGCTGAGCGCCGGGAGGACGTTGGACAGCGACAGGGTGAACGAGGAAGGCGCCACCAGATCGGCCGCCGCAATCACACCCGAGGTGAGCGCGAGGGTGTCGGGCGGCGACGCGACGTTGATGGACAGTTGCTCACCAGTCGCCAATCCAAACGCCGCATCCGAGAAGGTGCCCGAGAGGAAGTTGGTGCCGAGACCGCCCGCGAGGCTGGTGATCGCGAATGTCCCGCTGTAGTGCTGGAGCAAAGCCGGCCCGACACCCACCGCCGCGTCAATCGAGGATGCGTTGAGGTCGAGGAAGCCCGACGTGGGCGCGTTCCCGAACAGTTGCGTGATGCTGATCGCCGTATCGGTGCTGAGCGCCGTTGCAGTGCCGGCGCCGTTGGCGGTGGCCGTCAGCGTATTGGAGCCGGATACCTGGCCGAACGCGATAATTTGCGTGGCGTGAGCAGAGAACGAGAGGCAGATCGAGGCGATACCGGCGAGCAGTGCGGTGCGCATGGCGTGAAGCTTCCCTGGTTACGTTGGTTGTGGCGTCCATAGATCGCCTGGGACGTGCGTCAGGATGGTGGTGCTGGTGACCTCGGTGATGATCGCCGTCAGCGCCGTCGGGCTGCTCCACACCTGCGGGTGGCCTGCCGCGTAGCCCTGGAAGTCCGTCACCTCCATCGCGTGATACTGGTCGAGCGTCAGTGCAGGAGGCGGCGGTGGGGGCGTTGGTGGTGGTGCTGGCGGTGTGATCGTGCCGGGGTTCGCGAACGTCATGGCGCTGGTGTCGAGGCTCGGCCGGCTGGCCAGCAGCACAGTGTCACCGGTCGCGGGCAGCCCCCACACGCTGTTGCCGCTCAGCGCCGGCTGCGTTGCGGAGTCGAGCAGGAAGCGGCCGGACGGATCGTCGTTGACCACGGTGTTGCCGGTGATCGCGAAGTCGGTGCCGGCGTTGCTGGCGCCCTCCTCGCCGTAGGCCACGATGAACGGGTTCTGGGTGTTCGGCCCCTGCTCTATCGTGTTGCCGCTGATCGTGGCGTTGCCGCCGTTGGGCAGGTCGATCGAGTAGCTGGCGCTGCCGTTGTTGTCGAAGATGCGGTTGCCGGTGATGGTGTTGCTGGCGGCGCGGCTCTTTACTTCGTGTCCGACGATCGCGTCGTGGATGTAGGAGTTCGTGAGGCTAAAATTCGCAATCGCGCCGAGGTAGATGTTATGTGTCGAGCCGCTGCCATCGCCATTGGCAGCAAACTCCGAGTGGTCAATGCCGATTGAACCGTTTGGGTCTGCCGCGCCGAGCAGTCCTTCCTGGTTGTCGTGGAAGTAGTCGTCCTTGAGCGAGAGGCTGCCGCCCTCGTAGCGGATCGCAGCGCCATTTCGATCCGGTACAGCCACCCCGCTAATGTCGAACCCATTGATCGCGACATTGGCGCCACTCTCCGTGATCATCGCCTTGCCGTCGGGCGGGCTGATGGTCTCCCGCAGCAGCACCTCGCCGCCCACCGCCTGCAGCGTGATCGAGGTGCCAATGCTCAGGAACTGGTCGACGTATGTCCCCGCCTGCACGTCAATCGTGTCACCGGATGCCGCGGCGTTGATCGCGTCCTGAATGCTCTGGCCGACGCCGACGGTGACAGTTGCCATTGGACCTCAGTCCTGTCGTTGCGGGTTGGACTCGAACGTGCTGTGGTGCCGCACCGCGTCCGTGCAAGGCTCGCGGGAGAGTAGCGGGCGGTAACCGCCAGAAGCCGCCCCTACTCGCTCAGGTGACAGCCGTGATCAGCAGCACGACCAGCGCCAGCACCATGATCCCAAGCAGCGCCCCGTGGCTCACTCCGCAGCCTCCGGTATCCCGCGCGGCATGAAACCGCGCCCATTGTTCTCGTTCCAACGGTTCCCGTCGTGCCGCGGCGTCGTCTGCGCCTTGGACAGCCGCTGGTATTCGTCCCCCGCGAATAGGTCAGCCATACGCTCGTCCTCAGGATCACCGGCGGGCGGCAGGTCAGCGAACAGCGGCGCATCGTCCCGGCAGCGCTGCATAGCCATCTCCGTGTAGGCGGTGTTCAGCTCGATCCCGATCGCATCACGTTGCAGCCGGTCCGCCACGAGGAGCGTGGTGCCAGCGCCAGCGAAAGGGTCGAGGACCGTGCAGGGCACCACATCGGCATTGTGGTCGCAGCCTGCGCGCCCGCCGGTGGTAGTGACTGTCGGAGAACGGTTGCCGTCGTGGCTGTTGCCGCCACCGATCGCCTGCAAGCTGGCGGCTTGTCGTGCAATCTCACCAGGTGTCAGCGCCATCGATAACCCAAGCCGCTCGCGTTTCTCCCTGACAGTCTCAGTTTCCGTCACCCGCACCCACGGCTTGCCGCACCGGCTGCAACAGCCGCGCTCCGACGTGCCAGCCTTGATGCAGCGCTCGGCCAGCGCAGGCGGGAACGTTGCGAAGTGCGCCTCGCTGTACGGCGCCGTGGCGATCGTCCAGACATTGCGTAAGTTGCGCGTGCCGTTCGTCTCCCGAAATCCGCGAGGAGCCTGCAACGACAGCTTCCCGCTATTTGGCGCATCACCTGTGAAAGCGTAGTTGTAGCGGCTCGCACTCTCGGGAACGCCGTCCTCCCGCACCGCATCGGCATCGTAATAATACCGCGCGCTCTTGGTGAGCAGGAACACATGCTCATGGGCTGACGTGGGACGGTCGGTGATGCTCTCCGGCATCGGGTTCGGCTTGTGCCAAATAATGTCCGACCGCAGCCACCACCCATCCGCCTGCAACGCCAAGGCAAGGCGCGCCGGCATCATCAGCAGTTGCTTGGGCGCCAAACCGCCATTGCCTACCTTGGGCGATGCGTGTCCGTTATGCCCTCGGGTCGGTGTCCAGCCGCTGCCTTGGTTGGCGTTGTAGCTATCCCCCATATTGACCCAGCACGTCCCATCGGGGCGCAGCACGCGCTTCACCTCACGAAACACCGCAACCATCGTGGCCAGATACTCGTCGGGCGTCGGCTCCAGCCCGATCTGCCCAGCGCAGCCGTAATCCCGCAGCCCGTAATACGGAGGCGAGGTCACCACGCACTGGACGCTGTCGGCCGGCAACGTGGCGAGGACATCACGGCAATCACCCGCCAACAGCCGGATCACCACGGTCCCCGCCAGCCGCCGATGCCCGAGAACAGCAGCAGCACGATCAGCAGGATGACCACCAGCCCGACGCCGCCATACATGCCGGGGCCGTAGTAGCCGCCGCGGTAGCCGTAGTAGCCGCCGCCCAGACCTCCGAACAGGATCAGCACGACGAGGATGATCAGCACGAGGCTCATGGCGCGCTCCCCGGCGGTTGTGGCTGTGGAATCGGCGTGCGGAGCAATCTGTTCGTGGTGATGGCCGTCTGGTGCGTCTGGTGCGCGGTGTGCAGCGTTTGCTGTGCGGCTTGCGGTATCTTGGCCGCGGTCAGCAGCGTATCAGCGCGCGTCTTGCTGATGTCGGCGGCCTTCTTCTGCAGATCGGCCATGTGGTGAGCCATCGCCATCTCGGGCGTCATCTGCTCAGGGTCCAACGGCTGCTGCATCGGCTGTGACGCGCCAGGCGGGTTGTCGGGAGCCACATGCGGCTGCCCGTAGGGTGGGGCGCTGAACTCGCCATGCACGGAATGCACATTGGCCGCGGCGTTGACCTTGCGCTCCTGCGCCAGCGCCATGTCCGCCTGCGCTTTCGCCTGTTTGCCCTGGATGTCCGCTTGCGCATGCTGCGTTGCGAGTTGCCCCGCCTGCTGCTGGGCCTGCTGCTGCTGCTGCTGGTGTTCCTTCATGCGCTCAAGGATCATGTCCTTGTCGCGCAGGCCGCTGGCCGCAATGAGCACGTCGCCCGGTATCAGCCCCGGCTGAACGCTGGCCAACTGCACGAGGCTCTGGAACTCCTCGGCCTGCAGGCTTGGGATGTCGATGCCCTCCTCGATCGTGATGTCCACGTCGAGGTCGCTGATGTCGTTCTCGATGCCGATGACCTGCTGCAGCCGCGGATCACCAGGCTGTAGTGGCGGCTGCATCTGCTGCATCACCATGGCGCGGTGCTGTTCCGGCATATCCGCCAGCTTGTCCATCAGCCGCACCGGGCGATTGATCCCGACCCACCTCGTCTCGTTCATGTCGTCCGTCACTCTGACCCATTTGCCACCGCTCCAGAACTCCCGCGCCGCCATCCAGCAGCTCTCGTAGACGCGCCTGCTCCAGAACCGCAGCGCGTCGGCCAATGGCTCATTCTGAGCTGCCCCACCCGCTTGCATCGCCAACACAGCGCGCCCGGACAGCTCGCGCGGATCAGTGCCGCTCATGGCCGCATTCGGGCCGGATAGCTGCATCTCGGCGGTGGCGTGCTGCAGCAACTGGAACTGGCCGGCGGCGAGGTCGGTGGTTTGCTGGATCTCGAACTTGAGGCCAGGCATCACTTCCACATATCCATCCGGCTTGGCCACCTCGCGCCTCGCCTTGTCCACATCCGGCACCGCGCCCTGCTCGGCGACCACTTGATGCACGTTGAGCAAGTGCATCGCCTTGGAACGGCGCTTGTTGATCTCGTCCTGCAGCGAGATCAGGCCCCTTACCATCCCGTAACGTTGATTTTCCCGGTTTATGTATGAGCTTTGCAGCAGCAGCCCTGAGCAGCTCTTGCCCTTACGGTCCTTGAACTTGGACTTCTGCGGCTTGGCCAACAGCCCGCTCTTGGTGTAGGTCGCGCGCCACCACATCCCACGCTCGGACCAGTCGCATTGGACAAGGCGCACACGCCGCCGGTTGTTATCGGTCCAGAACGCGGTTTCCGGTCTGTCGTTGTAGTAGAAGTCGGTGCTACTGAAGCTGCTCTCGATCACATCGTCGGCGTCGGGGTACATCTCCTCGAGCGCATCGCGGTCGGTCCAGATAACCATGCCCTTGTAGCGCGCATCGCTGAAGTCCAGCGATCGGCTGTGCGGATCGTACCAGACGCGATCCCAGGGAATGTGCGTCATCGTCACGTTGCAGCTTCCCTGGCCGTCATCCTCAAGGCCCAGGTCAACGCCACCGGCGCCTTCCGTCAGCATGTTCTCGAACACCAGACTGCGCAGTAGCGAGAACGAGTTGTCGTCTGCGATGTAGCGCAAGCACTGCGTCGCCGCATCGGCGCGGTCTTCCTCGGCCGGCGTGCGGGCAAATGCCTTGGGATCGGTGCGCGCCTTGCGCTCCATGCCGCAGAGCAGCTCCAGCTTATCCTTGATCTTGTTGATCGTAATGATCGGCTGGCCGCGCTCGTTCAGTATCTTGCGCTCATCCCTGGTGTATTGGTCGTGGTCAACGTAGTCGCGATCGCGCTGCGCCAGACTGATCTCGTCTTGGCGCGCCAGTTCGCTCTCCTCGAACCAGCGGATCAGGCGGGCGTGGAGGTCGTCCAGATCCTTCGGGTACGCATCGGGATCGCCGCCCGTCAGGTCACGGATCGCCGGCGGTGTATCGGGTCCGCGGTCGCCGGTATGGACGTGGAGATGGATTGCGGTATCGCTCATGGAGCGTGAGGAGGTTCCGATGGAAATTGCTCAGATCGTGCCAGGGGGCGTCCTACCGAACGATCACTGGCATCGCGGCACGAATGACGGGACGTGTTCTCGGTGTCGCCGCGAGGTATCAGACGAGGATGTGCCGCTGATGCTCTGGAGCAAGAACGGTAAGAACATGCTGATCTACTGCGAGACGTGTCTGGGCGATCCTCTGGCCGAATAGGCGATTGATGCCGTCAGTTCGCCTTGCGTGCGGCCTTGAGGCGCTGGAACTCGTCCCACTGGTGCAGGAACTCGGCCCAGGTAATGCGCGGGTTGACGCGGCGCGCCACGTCCCACCACTCCAGCCGGTTGAGCTCGTCGAGGCGCGTCATCGAGGCTTGGGTTTAACCGCCACTGATGGGTCGTGAAGAATGATCGTGTCGCCCATTGGCACCATTCGATCGCCTAGGCGATCCTTCAGATCTCCGAACGACACATGGACACCGGGAAACCCAGCCTTCTTCGCCTCGCTTAGCGCGTCTTTGTAGTAGTTGTCGGCGTCGAGCGCATCGTAAACGCTGCCGTCGTAATAGTCGTTAATATGCTGCTGGGCGTTGTCATAGCCTTGGTCTTTCGCCCACGCTTCCAACTCGGCCTTGGCGTCTTTCTGGAGCAATGGCGCATCTATCTGGAACTCATGGACGTTGTCGCCATAGTGCGCTGCATGCTGGCGGTCGGTTGTCAGGTAGTATTCATCGGCATGCGACGTGCCTGGTGCCCACCGATCGGCCATAGCTCCTGAACCAACCTTGGCAGCATCGAAAGCGTCAAAGTCGTCCAGGCTGCCATGAAATGCCCGGATGCTGGGTGCTGTGCTGCCCATCAGCAGCGCACTACCATATTTCTGCGCTGCGTCCACCGCTCCAACCTGCGTCGGCAGGCCGGTGTCGGGATCGAGCAGACCCTGGCGCGTGCTCTCGGCGCGCTGGTCCTGCAGCCACTGCCACGCCTGCTGGCCCGCTGCTGCCACGCCTGCGCCCTGGCTCGTGTCGGGCGGCGGCGCGGCGTAGTTGAGCATCGGCGGGCCGAGGCCGTTGGGCTGGCCCACGGGGCTGTTGGGCTGCCACAGCCACGGCATGTTCGGTGGGGCTAAGCCGTTGTCGGGCATGGGGCTGTGATGCCGCTCCGCGTGGATCGTGGGCGATTAGGTTCGGGACATCGGTAGGTTTCAGCGACGGTAGCGCGATACCGTTTTATTACGTACGATAATCGGGATGTTTTCGGACGGTTCACTCGGTCTCGTAGACCCTCATGGCTTTGATTTCGGCATAGACCCTGCGCATCTCGTCGAGCGTCGGGCGTTCTGGATCGCGGCAGTAGTTGGCCATGAGCGCGCCGATCACCAGCTCCATTGCTGCGGCGCGGCCTGCGTGGTCGGGTGCCTCACTCGTCATGCCGCGGCACCAGGCGAGCGGTAACGCGCCCCACCTCCTCGGCCACGCGCACGTCGGCGTAATCGCGGAACCACTGTGCCAGGAATGCGACACGACCAGGGCCATCGAGGCTCTCACCGGAAGCGGCGGGAGAGCGCATCACGGCATAGCACGCCTCGGCCCACTTCTCCGGATCGGTCCCGACATGGCGCTGGAACTCGGCGCCGGTCATCGTGGTGGTGTCAGTCATCGCATCCGTCCGTGAAGTATCAGCCTGACCTTATCCGCGCTGTGCATAAATCGGAGTTCCCCAGACGGGCCGTGATCAGACGCATCGATGCCGCACTGGCATTTCACGCTCCCGAGGTAGCCTCGCGGATTTTTCTCTGGGATCAATACAAACCACCGGGTTTTACAGCCGCTGCATTCAAGTTCGATTATGCGCGGATCGGCCTGACACTGGAACCGTGGGTCAACGCGATATGGGCGGTGCAGTATGCCAGGAGGGCCGCTCAGCGTGGTGGTGTCAGTCACTTGCCGCCTCCGGTCGTGGCTACGTTCCAACGGCGTTGGTATTCCTCGTACATGCGGCGGTTGCGCTCCTCCTCTGCCGCTCGCTCAGGACTAGCCAACCATGCTTGGTGTTCCGCCCGGAGCCTCGCGCGGCGTGCGGCCATGGATGCCCTGCGTTTTGCAATGACCTCAGGTGCGGTCTTGGGATCGTAATGCCGCTTGGCCTCGGTCAGGCGTTGCGTGGCCGCCCTGTATGCCGCGAGCGCTGCCTCGTATTCCTGTCGCTCGGCGCCCATCAAGCTACGCGCCAGCTTTCCACTGTGCTCTGCGATGCGCGGGCGAAGGCGCGGTCCCACGAGTCCTCGGGCGGCTTCGACGCCAGCTCGCGCACGAACGGCCGCGACATACAGGCGTATCTACAACTGTCCGGGGCGTGGTCCTCCATGTCGCTATCCACGTCCTCTGGCCGCGCATCGTCGTGCTGCAGCGCCGGCAGCGTGCGGATCAGATCGCGGGATGTCGAGAACATCAGCATCATCGGCCTGCCATCGGCATCGCCATCGAGCCGTGCGCGCACCTGATCCCAGCCGCCCATAGCGCCACGGCCTGCGACGCGCTTGTTGTCCGCTGGCCGGAAGATGACGCCGCCGCCCATCATGCGGTGCGCGATGCTCGGGCCGCCGTCCTCAGCGAACATCGCAGGATCAGCGACGCCGGCCATGGGCTGCGGGTCGTCGGCCTCGCGGCTCTTGATGCCGGCGGCGATGGCCTCGGCCGTCATGCGCAGTCCCACGTTGGGTTCGCCAGGTTTCATGCCGTACCATTCTCGGTAGTTGACGAGGCATCCTCGGGCGATGCTGGCGATACTACCATCCGATACGGCCCACCAGTGGCACGCAAACGGCCGTGCAGATCCCCAATCGAAGGAACGGAAGCGAGGCCAGTGATCGGGCAATGCGCGTGGTGCGATGACGTGTCGGGACATTTCGAACTCTGGGAAGAAGGCCCCAGAAACAACCGACCAATCCCCCTCAAGCCATGCTCGGACCAGTTCAGGTGACCCTGATGCCCGCAATCTCTGCACGTAATCTGGACCGAGATAGACGTTATCGCTAACTCGCGATGGTATGTAGATACGCTCGAGTCCGCTGCCATCAGTGAGCACCTGCCATCCCATTGGCGCTGGGTCAATGTAGCGAGCGCGCACCCACTGATGACCAGGACCACCTGGGTTGCCGGTGAGCCGCATTGCAACCGGAACACCAGCACCACTACGCAACGTTGCCATGAGCTTCATGATGGGAACAGGCGATGGGAAGTTGCCGCATTCCTCTATGTATACACGAGTGTAGCTATGGCCCTGATATTGCTCTGCGTCTGCATCACGTTCGAGATATGCGAATGTAAGGCGTGCGCCGTTGGGCATCGTAGCGCGCATTGGGTTGTTGGTGAGTTGCGCTCCTAACTTTGTATATACGATGCGCGCACGTTCGAAAGTTTCCAGTAGTTCTATGCGAGTTCTGCGGATCATGAGGCCGATGGCGTCGGCGCGGTATTCATCTGCGTGCAGCGCCCAATCGCCCAACACCGCATCGGTTTTGCCACCACCGCGCGCACCACCGAAGAAGCATTCAAATATCGGGCAATCTATGAATGCTGACTGCGGCCCTTTTTGCGGTTCCCAGGCTATCAGTCGTCCGTCGTCAGTAGTCGCCTGCTGTCGGAGGGTGCGTGCATTTTGAGCCATTCATCAGCGCTCTCGGTGGGCGTTGGTGCGCGGAGCACGTAGCTGTGCATCATGTCGAGGGCGCCCTCAACAGTGACGGTTGGCTTGCCCCAGCCGCGATCGAGCAACGCAACAGCGGCGGCGACGCAGTGTTTGTCCGAGCGCATGGCATTGACGAGCGTGGCGATTGCCTCGGACGTGTGCTCACGAGCGATTGCCTCGATGCCCTTGGCGCGTCCGGCGGGATTGCCGGATTGGCCTTTCTGGAACGGCCTGCCGACGACGCCATTAGGTCCGGCTGGCATACTGCATCCGCGCTGCTCTGAGCATCACGACAATTCCCATCCACACACGCAGATAGTTGTTGACGCCAATCCACACCTATGGTTATATGTGGTCATCGAAACCGGCAACAAGGAGTTCCGCCGATGTCCGCTTCCACCTTCACTCTCTCGATCGAGCCCACCAATGCCGCTGCTTTCCAGCACGGCTACCACCTCGGGACTGACGAGGCTGTTGCTCGCAGCATCGCCGTAGAGCGTTTCACCGGGCGCAACGCCTATGGCCTCCACACCCGCACGGTTGCGCTGATCCGCGACGGTCGCATCTTCGACGTGTTCGATGGGGCTTGGTCCTCCACCGTTGTGGGGGGCTGAGCGATGACCGACACTGAGAACGAGGCGTTCCGCGAACTGGTCTACATCGCGAAAGACATATGCCGCACAATGGCGTTGAACCCTGATCGGACGGCACGGCAGATCGCTGGCGACATCAACGATCCGGAGGATGAGTTGGCTCGGTTTGCTCGTGCGATCGAGGCGGCTGGCAAGCTGGTCTATCCGGCATGGGCCCATCGCCATGCTGACGAGGTGCAGTCGTGAGCGAGACGACGACCAATCCCCGCATCACGATCTACATTCCGCCGCTACTCGACTCACGCATCAGGGTGGCTGCAGCGGCTGCTGGGCAGTCGCTGAGCGTGTGGCTGCAGCGAGCGGCTGAGGCGGCGCTGCGTGAGCAGGAGCGCGAGTGATGCCGGAACCGTCGCTGGCGCTGCTGCAGACGCTGATCGAGCGGCTGATCGTTGAGCAGCGTCAGGTGGTGGATCGGCTGGAGCGGGTAGAGCGCGCGCTGTTGGCGGGGCAGCGATTGTTGCTGGATAGGACGGAGACTGACACGGACATTCAGCATGCGCTGGATGCGATTACGCGCCGGGTTGAGGCGTTGGAGGCTGGGTAGCTTCATTCTCTCGCCACGAGATTTGCCACATCGACCGAGAGGCGTCTCAGGAACCCCTTGTCGCCCAACATTATGGCGAGGATGGCTCTTTTGCCCCTGATCTCGACGATGACCCCCTTAAGCCCGGCGAAATGCCATGATGCGGGGGCTGCGAGGTCACCTACGCGCCACGGAGCGTCTGGGGCGTCTCTCGGTGCGGCCAGAGCCTGTGCGGCCTCCAGCGCCTCCACAGCGCCCGCGTTGGCCCATTGGATCTGATCGCGGGTTTTCAGCACGGAGCGGACGCCTTGGGTCTCGTAGATGGGGCGCCAGCTATCGCGGCTGTCGTGGTGGACGAACAGGTATCCCGGCCAGAGTGGAGCGATGACGATGCGGGTGAGGGTTCGGAGGACTGGATCGCGCCGTTTCGTGGCGTAGCGTGGGAGGAAGACGCGATAGCCGCGGCGTTGCAGGTTGCTGTCGGCCCAGGTTTCGGCTTGTGGGTGGGTGACTGCGACGATCCAGCCGGAGCGCGGGGAATTGCAGTCGCACCGGTCGACAATCTGGTCCGATCGGCTGTCGGTATCTACGCGTGTGCTCACGGATGCGTCAAGCGGCATCGGGGCCGCCCCCGTAGGCGTCGGTGGGGAGTGGCGGGATTTCGGAGACGTATTGGCGCAGGTGAATGTGGGCGCCGGCGACCAGCCCATCGCGCTGGTGCAGCGGGAAGTGTCCGATGAATTCAGCGAGTGTTGCAATGAGTTCGGGGATGACGATGGCGTCGAGTTCGCCCTGGCAGGCGGCGGTGAGGCGGGCTGCGAGGGCGTCTGCTCGTTCGTCGTCCCAGACGGGGTGGGTGGCTGGCATCAGTCGAGACTTTCGCGGACGGTGGCGAGGACGTGGTCGGTCCATTCGGCGGCGAGCGGGATGCGGTCCTCGGGGGACCAGCAGCGCAGGGCGTTGGTAGCGATCCACTGGGCGACGCCGAGGGCATCGTTGGGGTGACAGCCGCGGAGGTCGTGGGAGACCTCGGCGACCAGGTTGGCGAGCTCGAAGCACTGGAGCGGGCGGGGGGTCATTCTGGTGGCCCCCGCTTGACTTCGGCGTGGATGTCGGCGGCCGCAGCGCGGTATTGCGGCGCCACTTTCGGGCCTACCAAACCGGCTTGGCGATACATTTCGTCGAGCAGCTCACGGCTGAACTGCGGTAGCGGCCGGGTTACGTGCTGCGGCAATTGAGCCTCGCGCTGTCGGGTAACTTCGCTGAAGCCGGTGAGGATCTCGCGAACGCTACGGCTGACGGCGGCGCGCTCGAAGTCGTCGGGCGGCTGGCGTGGGCGAGGCGGTGGCGCGGGTAGTTCCACGAGCTTCGGGCCATACTGCCTGCTCCAGTCGGCGAGGGCCTTGCGCAACACGCCGTATGGGGGGGCCGGGCCGACCTTGGTTGCCACGGCCTGGAGGCTGGCCTCGCAGAACACGTCGTCGGGAAAGTCGCTGAGCATCGGGAGGTAGGCTGCGAAGGCCTGCGCAGCGGCGGTGCTTTCCATGGGCGCGGTGAGCTTGGCCAGCATGGCGACCCACTGTCGGCGATTTTTCATTGCAGCAGTCCTCCTGGCGGCGCGTCGAGGAAGTCCTCTGGGCGAAGGCCGGCGGCGCGCAGGACGGGATCGAAGCTGTCCACCTCGTCGAGCCAGCGGTCGCCGCGCAGCCAGGTCGTGGGGTGGGGCTGGAACTGCGTGTCGGCGTGGAACGTGTAACCACGGAGGCCGGCGACGATCGCGGCCGGCTCGTTGCCCCGATTGATGGCGGCAACGAACGCAGCAGCGGCGGTGCGCTTGCCGACCTTGCGGGGGTAGAGTTCCCAGAACGCATCGAACCACGGGGGGGTGATGGCGCCACTCTCATTAACACGAGGGTTAGCGCCTACCGCTCTCGGGTTCTCCCCGAGCTTTCGCGGGTTGGTGCCCTCCGATCGAGGATTGGTCCCCTCGGCGCGACTGACACCACCCCCCGCTTGCGGGGTAGGGGGTTCTTCCTTCCTTACTGGTGGATTCTTTACTGGTGGATAAGAGGTCCGATCATTTTGATGGGTCAACTCCGGACTTGACCGATCATCCTGATGGGTCAACGCGAGTCGGTGAGGTTGACTTGACCCATCATTTTGAGTGGTCAAGCTGGGGGTTGACCCATCGTTTTGATGACTCAAGTCACCAGTTGACCCATCATTTTGGGTGGTCAACTCATGTTCAGCGCCGACTATTTCTGGCGTTTCGGCGGCACTTGACCAATCGTTTTGATGGGTCAAGTCGCCAGTTTGTGGAGGGTACTGCCCGTTAGGCTTGCCGTAGTCCCGCAGCATGAAGAACACTGTCGGGCGACGCTTATGCCGCTCGGCCCGCACGATGTTGTCCGCCACCAGCGCTCGCACAGCACGCGCCACCGTGGCCACGCCAAGGCTCAACTCACGGGCAATAGCCTCCTCGCTCATCGGCCAGAACCGCGCACCGTTGGCGTGGTTCTCCAGGCACTGCCAGACCAGACGCTCAGCCAATGGCCGCGGGCTCCGCATCGCCTCCAGAATACCAGCGACGCTCATACCTCAGCCCTCCCCACGGCCACGACGTAGGTCCGGCGATCGCGCCAGGCCCCCCGCGTCTCGGTTTGAATTCCCGCCTCGGCCAGCACCCGGCGCATGTGCCGCGCGCCCTCCCCGGCGCTGATGTGCAGGAACCGCCCCATCCACGCGGCCGATGGAATTCGGCACCCAGGCCGCAGCCGGGGCACGATCCAGCGCCGGATCAGCGCCCGATGGCGCAGCCCCTCGGGTCGGTTGCGTGAATAGCTGATGGACATGGTACGCGCTCCCTTGCTCAGTCCCCGGATGCGCGTTAAAAGGGGGATGCAACTCGCCCCTTTGTTCGCTCACCCGAGCAACAGTTAATCCAGTCACAGTTCGCCCCGTTTGCCGCGGGGCGTTTCTGTTTGTAGCGCGGAACGGCGTGAGTCGGAAGGTCATTGCGGCGGCTCCAACCTTAGATCGCACTCCTTGGCCAGCCACTCGACCGCCTGCATGAAGCCCACCCGCTCGGCCACCATCAGGAACTGGATGGCGTCCCCCGTCGCCCCGCAGGCGTAACAGTGGTACAGGTTGGTCGGATACACATAGAACGACTGGCTCAATTCGGCGTCCTCGTCGCACCACGGACAATCGCCGGTGTAGATGCCATTGCGATCCAGCCGCAGCGACGGCACACGGGGGCGCGCCACCCGCAGGAGCAAGTCTGGGACAGTGCGCATCGGCAGCACGGACAGCCTGGTGCGGCGCATGTCAGCCCGCTCGGCCGCCTCCTGTTCGCACTCGAGATCGTGGATCTCGTTCATCAGGAGCTGATAGCAATCCTCGCAGTGCGGCCACTCGCGGTCAGTGGCCGGCAGCTTGCCGCAGCGGATGCAAAGGTCGGTCACGGCAGATCACGCACCAGCCGCTCAACCAGCGCCGCAACCCGTATCGTATCGGCAGCGTGAGAGCGTAGGTATTCGGCCGCCTCAGCCAATTCAGGCTTCGTAATCTCTCCGAACACTAATGGGACGTACTCATCACGCGACGGCACGAATAGTGCGTCACGATCGATCTGCTCAATGATCGGGCGCACCTTGACCGGCCATTGCATGGTCAACTGCTCACCGACCGGCGACCTTTCGTCCGGTTCGGCTCTGGCCCGCTTCTTGATCCAACTCTCAGTGATCGGCAGAGCGCCATGCATCAGCAGGTACTGATGCAAATCTGGGTCCGCAATGATATCATCCCGCATCTCAAGCGTCATGATGAGGGCGACAGACGGAGCGTGATTAGGACGCTGACACTTGGTTCTCGCTCTCTCGAACAGTTCGCGCGCCGTCGTCACCGCCCCCGATCCCGACATCCTTTTCCTCCATGAGTTCGATCCATTGCTGCAGCCGCAGCATGGCCTTTTCGGCATGCTCCAGATCACGCGACGGCGAGCACAGCGCGTGGTCGGCCAATGCCACGAGGTCAGCCTCTAGCGTGGCCAGCACAGTCACTGCGGCAGTCCAGTCGATGAACGCATTGGTGAGGTCTGATCGCTTGCGCTTGCGCGGGGCGCGCGCCGGCTTACCGAACCGGTCGGCCAGTGCGCGATCTACAATGCCGCTGAGTTGGCGCTGATTGGGGGTGGTGTTGGACGCGCGGCACTGCTGGAAATAAATCTCCGCAGTTTCCAGAGCAATGCCGAGCGCCTCGACCCCCGCCTCGTCGTCCAGGTCGCCGCGGGCGCCAGCAAGCGCCTCAGCACGATGCGCGGCACTCTTGCTTAGGCCGGAGGCTTCAATAGCCTTCCGCTTCCCAGGTAATATGTCCCTCTGGTGGGATGTATTCTTCCTTCCTGGCGTTGCCTTCTTCTCAGCCTTCGACAATTCGCCATAGCGCAGCGTGGCACGGCAGAAGATCTCGCCCATCCAACGATGCAGCTCGTGGTCTTTCTTCTGCTTCGCATAGGCGCGCAGCTTGTCGGCCTTGTTCCTTAGTTCGGCCGCCTCATCCACCCGCGCGCACTGGGCGACCTGCAACCGCATCGCATCGTATTTCGCCAAAGTTAACGTCATCGCCCACCCTCACCCATCGCCGTCACCACCAGCCACGTAGCGCCCGCGCTCACCGCCCAGGCAACAGCCGTCAGGGCAAGGGCGCGGAGCAACGTCATGCGGCCACCGCCACCGGCAGGAACGTCCGCGCGATGTGCGTGCTGAGCGGCAGCGGGATCTTGGCGATCAGGGCGCTTGCGGCTTTGCGGCCGGTCGATTTGGAACCGTGGCGCCGTTGCAGCGAGCAATCAGCGCCAGCGCCAAACCAGTCGTTGCCGTTCTTGATCGCGGTGCCTTCTTTACGACGCTCGTTCAGGGCATCGCGCCACCACGCCGCGCCGCTGCCTCCCTGCTTGACGCCTTCGTGTTCAGCGGGGTTGGTCCAGTGTCCAGCCGTGCGGTGCGGCACGCCTTTGAACTTCACGCCAACCGGCATCAGCGCAGGCACATCGCCCCACAAATAGAACGACCCAAAGTTCCACCGTGCGCGCCCGACCCACTTCTGAGCACCGCGTACGTTTTCCACGATCAGCGGAATGTGCCTGCCAGCCGCCTCACACGCCTCGCGCTGAATGCGGAAGCACGCCTCGAACAGCGTATTATCCGGTGGCGGCAACGCCTTGGCACGCGACCACGGCATCGCCCGGTAGCTGTAACCCTGACACGGCGGCGAGGCCACGATCAGCGTCGCGTCCTTGAACTGCGAGCCGTGCAGCGTCAGCACGTCCTGGATGACGAGCTGCGCCGGGTAGCGGTGCTCGCCGTATGCGTGCCGCTCGATGTCGAAGCCGATCACGTCGTAGCCCGCAGCGAGCAGGCCGTCCGACCAGCCTCCAAGGCCGCAGAACAGGTCGATGGCGAGCAGGCTCATGCGGCCACCCTCACCCGGCGATTGCGCGGGATGCCCCATTCGTCGATTGCAGCCAGCAGTTCGTCAGCATCGCGCACCACAGCGTAATGCGAGCCTGACAGGACCAGCGCCGCGCACATGACGCGCTGATCGTCGGACAGCACACCACGGTCGGTCTTGATCTCGATCCAGTAGGCGCGGCCCTTCCAGATCAGGACCGTATCCGGCACGCCGGCACAGATACCGCGTGCAACGCGCGTGCCCGGCACCCCGGCGTAATGCGCCATGTCGATGCTGAACCAGCAGACCCCCTGCGGTGACACGTGGCCCTCCCGGCAGAACTCCAGCCGCATCACGTCGGTGACCTGGCGCTGTTGCTGGTGCTCGCTGGCGACCGGCGCCTGCAGCTTGAACCGGGCCGGCACCGACACGCGGACGCCTTGGACGCCGCCGCCCACGCGCATCGGGAGATCACGCGACATGGCGCCAGGTCTCCCGATGAGCTACCCGGTGGATCGTGGTCTTGTGGACGCGGTAGGCCGCAGCGATTCCGACGCACGTCTCGCCCCGCGCCAGCCGACGGCGAATGGCCACGATGTCGGCCTCCCGCAGCACGGCACTGCCAGCCCGTGAGCCTCGTGCGGCGAGGCTAAGCCCCGTGGTGATCGCCGCGGCGGTCACTCAGCCGCCAGCCGCTGGCGCACCGGGAACAGATCCGGCCGCAGCCGCCGCTTCGAGATGCCGGTAATCCGCGCCACCACGGCAACGTGCCGCTCCGGCACCCGACGCCACTGGGAGACCGCCGCCCTGGACACGCCAAGGGCCTCGGCGATCTCGGTGACCGCCAGACGGGGGCTCAGAGCCAGCTCCAGAGCCGCGTCACGCTCCGGGCGAGGAGGGGGCCGGTATGCCATGCGCCAGCTTACTTAACCCGCGCATGGCTTACAAGGCTGCGATTGGGTTGCGAAGCGGGCCTTAACTCCGTTAAGCTTACGGCCTATCTAGCACGCTGCCCAGCACGACTCCGAGGTGGACCCGTGGAAAAAGACGTTGGCGATCGACTGCGAGAGTTGCGTGAGCGCCGGGGCCTGAAGCAAAGCGATCTGGCTGCCAAACTTGGCGTTCACGTCATGACCGTGACCTTATGGGAGAACAAGAAGGCCCGCCGCAAGATCGGCACGAAGTACATACAGAAGATCGCAGAAGCTTTGAATATTCGAGTGTCCGAGCTGCTCGGGGAAGAGGGCACCCTGGAACAGACAACACGCGATCCCCTGCCGATCATGACCCAGAGTTCGGCCGAGGTTCAGTTGCTGCGGATGTTCCGGCTAATGTCGGAGAAACTCCAGTTGTGGCAACTCGCGCAGTTCATCGAGTGTGTGAACGGCGGCCAGCCAAGTTATGCGCCTGGCCATGAGCCGAGCATCGATAGTTCGGCCATGCAAAGCACCATTCTGGGCTTCGGCCGCTAACTCGCGAACAATTTCACCGAGACTGTAAACTCCGTCTTGCAGGGATAGCTTACACGGTGTAAGGTTGCTTCCAGTTTGTGGAAGCGCGAAATGCTTATTGTTTCCGAACGGCACGGCGACGGCCTCCTCCTCCGACATCGTCGGTGTCCCGTCCGAGGGGGCCGAACCGATAGCGCGTGTGGAACGTCCTGTGACGGCAATTCTGGCGAGATAGGCGCGCCCGAAACCAGTCTACGCCCGTCATGGGCGTGTCATGCAAGTGTTACGGCGGAAGCTTCCGCAACTGCACCGTGCGACAGCGATTGGCACACCAAATCACGCGCGAATGACGCCGCCTGCAACCTGTTCTCTTCACAGCATTTGCTGCGCCAGCAGGCGCTCGATGAGCTGCTGAACGACCTGCGCGAATATCGCGCCGCCAGCCACCCAGCCCTGCGCGCGTTCTGGCGCACTCTGGCCCTGCACGACATCGCCCGGTTCCGCCGGGACCATTTGATCCCAGAGCGCGCCGCGTTCGAGGCCGCTGTGGCGCGGCAGCAATCCCGGAGGGCGGCGGCATGATCTCCAAGGAAACCGCGACGGACATCGCACTGGCCTACCGCGAGGCCGAGACCGCCGAGAAGATGCTGGCCGACATCAACGAGGCCATGGACCGGCGCGAGCAGCCGGACATCCGCGATGCCTTTGGGCGCCGCTGCGGTGGACTGCAACTCGGCGTCCCATCTGGCCGCGACGGCCACCGAATGTTCGACGTTCCATGGTCGTTGGCCAAGCCAGTAATCGAGGCGCAGATCGCTTACCAGCGCAGCAGGATTGCCGTGCTCAACGAGAAGGCCAGATTTGAGGCCAACGAGGCCGCGCCATGAACGCCTGCCCCGATCTGCTCGCGGCGCTCCACCTCAGGATGAGGGACTTGGAGTTGGAGGCGTGCGACGTGAAAGCCCGCGTCTCTGAACTGCGCGACGTGATCGACCGGCTGGAGCGCCCGCAGCGCCGTGGCAGGCCCCGCAAGCTGGAGGCGGTTGAGCCGCCCCAGCACGTCCCAGGCGCCGCTCACCGGCCACCGGACGACGACGAGCTGCCGTTCCAAGCAGACGCCCCCGGCGCGTGATGACCCCGCTCGAACGCCTCGCCCGCGCAGTGCTGCTCTGGCATCGCGGCGACCGCTGGACCGGCACGGAGCGCAACGAGTGGGTGATGCTGACCGGCGAGGAAGAGGCGACTAGCACCGGCCAGACGCTATGCGAACTCGCGCGACGGCTGATGAAAGAGGAGACCACACCATGATTTCCGACGACTACCAGAACCTGGCCGACCGCATCGCCGGATACGCCAACCGCCTGGAGCCCATCATGCCGAGCGTGGCAAAGCACATCGCGGCGAACCTGCTCGATCTGGCCGATCGCGTGCGCCATCTGGAGGTCATCCCCATGAAGCTGGACTCCCCCGAGATCAGGCTGGGCTTCCACATGCGCCGGGAGCGCCACGATGCCGAGTGACCAGCTACCGCCGGCAGATGAGTTGTTCGACGTTCGGGATAAGATCAAGCAACTCACATCCCGCGAACGCGAACTCAAAGCCATCGTGATAGCCGACCCTTCGACCCGCACGGGAAATCACTACGCCGTCGAGGTCAAAGACGTGGCCACTGCGCGGATGGACGTGAAAGAGTTACGCAACATGCATCCTGAAATCGCGGAGCAGTTCACCCACACCGTGTTCGACAAGCGTGTTGAGCTGCGCGGCATCAACGAGGACGGTGAGTTGACCAGCCTGCGCCGCAAACCCGAGAAGGCCACACAATGAATGCCATATCCACGATCGCGCAGCCGATGCCGTTGCAGGACATGCAGACACTCGCCGTCGCCATCGCCAAAAGCAACCTGTTCGGCATCAAGACGCCGGAGCAGGCGCTGGTCCTGATGGCGATCGCCCAGGCCGAGGGCCGTCACCCGGTCGAGGCAGCGCGCGACTATGACATCATTAACGGCAGGCCCGCCAAGAAGGCCGAGGCGATGCTGCGCGATTTCATCCTCGCCGGCGGCAAGGTGGCGTGGCACGCGCTCACCGACGAACTGGCGGACGCCACGTTCACCCATCCGCAGACTGGCGAGGTGCGCATCGACTGGGACATGAAGCGTGCGATGACTGCCTTCGGTAAGAAGGACATGTACGCCAAATTCCCCAGGCAGATGTTGCGCAGCCGTGTGGTGTCCGAGGGCGTCCGCACGCTATGGCCGCTGGCCACGTCGGGCATGTATGTTCCGGAGGAGCAGGCCGACATACCGGCCAAGGAGACGCCGCACACAGGCTCCACGATCGAGGGGGAGCCGTCCTCCGACGCCCGCCAGGCCATGAATGATGCCATCCCCCTGAAGGCTGTCGCCGCCCGCACGCCGCCCCCCGAGCGCAAGGTGGCGCCCAAAGTCTACGACGCCGAGGCCGAGTTCACCCTGCTGGACGAGCCAGACGGGCGCCGGTGGCTCAAGAACCTAGACGTGGTCTTGGCCAATGCACAGACCCAGCAGGAGGTGGTGGACATCAGCGATCATGCTTCGGTGAAGCACGTCATCTCCGACGCCGGCACGCCTGCCGATGTAAAGCGCCGGGTGGACAAGCTGCTGGCCGACGCCTACGGGCGGTTTGTGGAGAAGCCTGAGGCCGAGCCAGGTGACGACCTGGACGATGTCGCGATCAAAGGCGAGGAGCACCTCGCGGCAGGCTGACGGCGCTGATATAAATCGGGCCGGGGCAGCACTCCCAATGCTGCACCCGGCCCTGGAACACGCCGCAAGGAGAGTTGCGACATGAGTGACACAATTACCCTGGATTTCCTCGGGCGTCAGCTAGCGAAGCTGCTGGACGAGGTGGCCGAGTTCCGCGATCAGCTCACGGTGCTCACGGCGATCTCCATGCGCGTTGAAGCATCGGTGACCAGCCTGACGATCGAAGTGCGCGCGATGCATTCCCAGCATTCCCGCCTGGAGCGCCGCGTTGAGAAGCTGGAGGGCGGGGCGTCATGAGCGACCTGACCGAGGACGAACTCAAGGTGGCACTGATGAAAGCCGATCTGCTGTTGAAGACCCGACAGAGCAGATGGGAGGTTCCGCGCGCTCTGGCGATGATCCTGCTGGCTGCCGCCGCGATCTCAGCAGCCGGCGGTCTGTCCACCTGGCTGTGGCCCGCCAAGCCTCAGACGATCGTCGTGCAGTTCCAGCAGCCGCTTGCCGTTAAGGTGCAGTGATGCTGCATTTCCTGATCGGCCTGGCCCTTTGCATCTGGATCGCGGAGCGCGTTGCGCACTATTGGAGCGAGTGGCAGCATCGGAAGCTGGTTGCCAGGATGCTGAGCACAACATCACCCCCAGCGACCGAGCGTGGCCTACTCCTGCCTGGTGTGGCGGTCCTGGCCGCGTTGGCGGTGGTTCTTCTCTTCGCCCATTGATCTAAGGCCCGAGCTGATTCTGTGGTGTCGTGCCCAGCATCTGCTCCTTGGTCCGCGCAAGGTTCCTCGCTGCCGGCCCCCTGATGATACCTTGCACAAGCGGACGCGCAGCATTTTGATAAGCCACATTCCCCATGGGGCCGAACAATTTGAATGACGCCACATGCCCGGCAACGTCTGCCGCCCCCTGGATTGCCTGGCCTAGTGGTCCAGACTGCATCTTCGCCGCCGCCGTTGCACGCTGCACCGTTGGACTTCCGGCTGCATTGAATAGCCGGTCGCGCAAGTGCCATGCAGCCAACTCGTTGCGAACCGCAAGCAGTTTGTCGAGATCCGGCAGGTCGAACGACTTTGCATCGTTGGTGCCTGCACCCCTGCGTAGCTTCACCATCTTCTCGAGCAGGTTCTGCACCCCCTGGAACTGGATTTTGCCGTCCGTGCCACGCACATCGCCTGGCCCGAACATATGTTCCTGTAGGAAATTCATGCGATCGATCGGCTTGGATAGCGCGTGCCATTGCGTGAGGAATGTGTCGAACAACGGAGATCCACTGTTGATGGCAGGGTCAACGTGGTTCTCCAGCGCGTCCGTCAGGAACTTGCGCGCTGCCTGCACTGACGCCTTGCGCGTCGACGTGCTGCTGTTAAGCCCCTCATTGAGGATGTCGGTGATGTTCTTGCGACCGCCATACAGCATCGACGGCACCGTCTCGGCGTTACCGTCCTTGTTAAGGAACCCATCACGAGCATCCTTCAGGATGCTGGCGACATTGCTGCGCTTGCCCTCCGGAGAGTCGAGCAGGCGATTGAAGTAATCCACGATGCCCTGGCCCTGCGGTGTGGGTTGCTCGTTCTCGAACACCCCGAGCTGATCGGGGCTATAAGCGTCGCGTGCCTTGATCGCCGCATCGACCGCGTTCTTGTCGCCGGCCTGCTTCTTGTAGTCATCGAAAATGGCGTCCTTGGCGTCGTTCTCGATCTTGACAGCGTTTGCGCCATATCCCTCCGGGTCGGTATCCTGCAGCACTCGATCCACAACACTGTTGTTGGGGGAAAAGATGCGCGCAGATAGGGTCCGCTGTGCGTCTGGCACGTACGGCGTCTCATCTACCATGGTGCCGTTCGGACCAGGAACGGTGCGATGCTCTGCCGTCTGCAGCACCGATTTCTCGAACGCATCCTGCACCTGCGTAGGCGTCAGGGGCGGAATTGCGCCTTGCGTTATGTCAGCACCCGCCGCTGCTGGCTGGGCCGCCTGTGGTCCAGGCTGTGGCTGTGACGCCTCTGGCTGAGGAGCCAGCCTGTTGGCCGGGTTCGGCGGCTGCACGATTGGCACCGGCTCCGTGGCCTCCCCCGGCATCGCTCCAGGCACCGGGACGGATGTTGTCGGCGGGATCTCCGCAGGGCGGTTCAGCGCTAGACGCTCATCGGCCGCCAGCAGTTCGTTGATGCGCGGAAGCGAGACAGGCGGCGGCGTGTCAGGTGGCACAAAGGAGGGAGCGGGAGGCGCTGGAGGAACCGCAGGCGTAGGCGCCGCGGGAGGCGCTGCAGGGGGCGGCGGTGGTTCGCCTGGCAACTGCTCGCCGTAATACTCCTGAACGAACCGCGGCGTGGGCGGCGCCTCGGGCGGTGCGAGTTTGTTGCGGATGTACCAGTCAGGCCGCATTGGTAGCGGTGGGGCTTCGGGCACCGCGCCAAAACGGCTTTCGGGATATGCAGCAACATCGCGTCCTAACTGTGGGCTGATAGGAGACAGCGCCTCGCTCACCAGTTCCTGGCCACCGCGAAATAGCGCATTACCAGCCTGGATCGGCCAGTTGGAAAACTGCAACAGCGGGCTGGTGATCCAGTGCCCGAGCGTGGTCTTCTCGGCTTCATCAATGGCGTCCTTCGACACCTGTCCCGCACGCCACGCCTCGGCCGCTACCTGGCCAACATTGCCCCGGCTGTAGACCTGTCCCGACATGGACACGGGCGATGGCTGCCCACTGGTACGCTGTCCTGGAGTCGGGATCAGGTCAGCCGATGGTGAGCCAAAGGCTTCATCGTCTGAATAATAGCGTGGGCCTGAGGTATTGGCGTCGCCAAACGCCTGGGCGTCCGTGTAATATTGCTGAGCCACTTTATTGCGCCTTCAGCCAACCCTGCTCGGTCCAAGTCGCTGGTCCGAGATTCTTCGTGATGTAGATCGTGCCGATCTTGCGCTCTGCCGGGTTGATTGGGGCCGCGGACAGGGTTGCTGGCGCCGTGCGACTTGGCGCCTGCCCTTCCGGCTGCTGCATCTCGCCGGTTCCTGGGTTGTAGATCGGCGCAAACCCGTGCTGATCGAAATAATTCGCCTGCCAGCCTAGCGGCAGCGCACCGGAACTTTTCGCGTCCTTCATGCCCTGCGCCGCCATCTCCCGCTCATAAACGAATTGCGTTCGCGCCCAATTCAGAACACGTCCCAACGCATCAGGATCGGTTTCAATGCCGGGTTGCGCATGAATGAAATGCTGGATCTTGGCGTCCGTCACTTGGCTTTCTGGACCGAGGATCTGATTGAGGATCGCGCCGGACACGACCGCCAGCGTCTTTGCAGCGGTTTGAGTGTTGCCGACGGCTGTAGGATCGATGCCAAGCAACTGAGCGCCGGTATCGCCTCCAATGGATTTGGCAATCGCGCCGATCGTTGACAGCCACGGCGCGAAATAGCCAGTGTTGATGCCCCCCGCTTTCGCCTTCTGAACCTGGCTCATGCCGTAATCGATGTTGCCGATCGCCTGCGCCGCAGTGCGCCCCTGATTGGCTAGATCAGCAACCTGCTTCACGCCAGCGGTGCCAAGTGCAGCGCCCGCCGTCTTTGCTGCCTCCTGCGTGGTAATGTCTGCCGGCGGCGTCTGGTAGACGACGGTTGCACCGCCTCCCGGCTTGGATTGCAGGATAGCGCCTCCTGGTGTTGCGGTGAGACGCGGCGACGGTGGCGTAACCGGCGGATGCACGCCCGTGGTGTCCACGTAGGCGCCCTGCTGTTCGTTCCATACGTAATGCGCGTTCGGCGCTGCTGCGTTCAGCCGCTCGCCGGTGAGTTGCTTGGTCTGGATGCCGGTGACCGGATCGACGCTCACGCTGTCGGCCTGCATGTAGAGCGCGGCCTTGGCGCGGAGTGACGCCGCCTCTGCCTTGGCGGCTGGCGAGAGTGGGAACTGCGTCTCCAGCACCTCGGCGCGGTGGTTCAGTTCGAGTGCGGCCTGGAACTGCGGCGAGTTCACCCCGGTGGGCGGCGTAGCTGTCGGCTGTGCGGTCGGCGCCGGGGCCGCGGTGGGCGCTGGCGCGGGTTGTGGCTGGCCTGGCTGTGCCGGGGCTGCGGTGGCCCCTGGAGGCTGCGTAGGCCCAGGAGGCGTATCTGTGGCGGCCGGTGGCAGTGTGGACGCCCCTGGCCCAGCGAACTGCGCCGGCGGGGCCGCTGTGGCCGTAGAAGTGCCGCCGGGTGCCCCGCCACTGAACTTGTTGTAATACGCCGCCAGCGACGTGCCGTTCGCGTCCGATGGGCTGAATGCGCCGCCCGAGGCCACGAACTTCTGCATTCCCTCGACGCCGCCCAGATGCGCCACCGCGCGCAGGCCGTTCGGATCGAAGCGGCTGGCGCCGGGCGTGGCAGCGATTGCCTGGTCGATGTTGCCAAGGTGCGTGGCAAACACCGCCTGCTGGGCTGCCGGATTAGCAGCGAATGACTGCTGATCGGTGACGTTGAACCCCGGCACTGAGACCTTCCCGGCCCAGGTGGCGTTGTTCTTCATGTCCTCGCCGGGAGCCGGCGTGTAATAGCCGAGGTCTGCGAGGCGCTGCTTGCCGAACTGATACGTCCCCGTATAGCCCTGCGGATTGATGACGCTCGATTTGCCACCGCTTTCGGACTGCGCCAGTTGTGCCCCGAAGCCGCCAGCCGCCGCACCGGTAGGTGTCGCGCCCCCATACCCAGGCTGTCCTGGCAGCGGCGCTCTCGCCGCGGCGAGCGCATCGGTCAGTCCCGGCGGGCTGATAATGCCCATCTTGTACTGGTCCTGAACCGGCACGGTCTGGCTGACCAGCATCTGCAGCGACTGCTCGTCCGGCAGCGCCGGGGGCGCGTACTTCGCCAAGCCCTGCGACTGCAGCACCCCGACCCCCTGCGCATACGCCTGCGCGCGCGCCGCCGGGTCTTTGATGTTCAGCAGCCCAGCCGCAAGCCGCCCGACCTGCTCATGGTCCGCCGCCGTCAGATCCATCTGCTGGCCCTGGATCGCCAGTTGGTTCTTTTGCAGTTCCTGGCCGGTCAGACCCGACGCCGAGTTGAACAGGATGTTCTGGTTCGGAAACGGGGAGACCATTGGGCTTCCGGTGAACTCGGCCATCAGTAAAGCCCGCCCATACCAGCGTTCGGTTGATAAATGCTGCCGCCACCACCGCCGCCACCGATACCTTTAAGGTAGCTCTGGAAGCCCTGGTTGTTCATGAGGCCATTGGCCGCCGTGCCGATGCTGCTCGCCTCGTTGCCGTAGATACTGGACTGCTGCTGCGCCGCGCTGGTGTCGGTCTGCGCTATGTTGGAAGCCCCACCCGTCGCCGCGGTCGCAATGCCCTTCGCCGCGTCCAACCCGCTCCCGCTGAGCTGCTGGAGCCGGTTCCAATAGTTGCCGAAGTCGCTGGACGCCAAGCCTTGCCCGAACGTCTGCTCTGCCTTCAGCGCCGCGCCAGATCGATCGAAGCCCTGAGCCGATGCACCCGCATCCACTGCGCGTAGACCCTGCCCGAGCTGGAATTGATAGCCGGGGCTACTCTGGAACTTCGCCATCGCCGCATCGGCAGCCGGTTGGCCGTTCAGCCCGAGCAGATCAGACTGGTCCGCGAGCGCCGGCTTACCCGCCGTCGTCCATGGGCTCAGCTGGTTGGTCGCAGTTGCGACGCCCTGCTGGATGGCCTGATTGGCCGCGTCCTGACCACCCTTGATGGCGTCCGACTGCATCTTGCTGCCGATAAGTCCGGCTCCGACCGATACAGCAGCGCCAGCCACAGCAAATGGCATAGCTCAATCCTCCAGTTCAAGGTCGTGGTGCGCGGCAACCGCGGGCTCGTCCGCCTCGAGGTGGTCCGCGTTGTGGATGCATGCCAGTACAACGCCCGGCGTGAGCGTCAGGAAACTGTGCATGATGTGTGCTGGTATGCGGATCGTCGCCGGCGCGCAGTATTCGGTCGGCCCATCGTCATCGCCCTCTCGCCACAACCGAACGCGGCCTTGCAGCAGGGCCGTGAGATGAGGAAATGAATGTGCATGTTGGGGTAACAACGTGTCGGCGTCGGGGACGCGATAGACTTTCATGTAGATGCCAGCGTAGATACTGACGCTGATCGTCTCGGGCTGGTTGGGCGCGCGCTTCATTCGCATCTCATGCTCACGATGCAGATAATCCTGTCCACAGCGCCATCGTTGGTGATTGAGTGAATGCGCAGGTTGTCAAACGTCCAGATGGTCCCGGTGTCGAATCGCTGCACCGCTTCGCAGCAATGCACCAGCGCTGTGCCAGCCAACGTCAGATGCGCCTTGCAGTTGTAGTATTCCGGTGCCCAGCTTCCCGCGTCAGTATGCGGCAGGATATCAGCCCCCGGCGGCAACTTAGTGAGCAGGATGCTGCCAAGCTCCACACAGGCCACACGGTTCATCAGCGCAAAGATCAGCGGTCGCAGCGATGGCAACTCATACCATGCAGGCCAGAACACGTTGCGATGCTCCAGCCGTCGCGCCTCGAGCCCGGTCAGGTGCGCCTCGGGCATGTAGCGCACGGTGATGTCGGTCATCGCCGCGTGGGGAGTTCCGGGATACAGCCGTCGCTCCGGATTACGATCCCAGAGGTGTGACGCGCGGTTCAGCTCCAGCAAAACCGGAACCGTGTCGACGCCAGAGGCCAATTGCACGAACCGCATCAGCGAACTCGCCTTGCCCGAATGGTCCCCGATGCCGTCACCGTGCCGCTGAAGCTCGCCAGCGCCACCAGCCACACGGTCACCGTCGCTGTCCCGTTATAGCGCCGTGTCGAGGTGGAGATGCCCTGCGTGATCGCCCCAGCCGGGAACGTGCCCATCGTCTGCGTGTCGAGGCTATCGATGCCCGCGGCGAACAGTGTGTGCGTACCGGCGCCGGCACTGAATGCCACATTGCCGGACACGTCAAAGTCACCCGCCGTGAGGTCGAGCGACACGATGTTGCTCGCCACGTTGCTCGTCAGGCCAATGCCGCTGGCTGTCGCGGTGAGGTATTCCCCGATCTGACCTGCTGTCGCATCCGAACCGTCCGTCACGCCAGTGCGGACAGCCGCGCGCATGCCGTTGACCTGGTCCGCGACGCTCTGGTGATACTCGGTCCACGCCTGCGAATGCTGCTGACCCGAAGCAGCGTCAACGATCGGCTGATCATAGAACGGCGGGTCTACGACCTTGGCTGTTGTTATCGCCATCAGTGGCTACCAGCCTGAATGTCGGCATCAAGAGCGTAGAACCTGGTAAGTCCGTGGGTGGACAGCCGGAAAACCCGCTGGCGAAAGCTGCCGAGCCGCGTTGTATAGACACGGTGCCTGGTATCTCCCGCCACGCCTGCCGACATGGTGCGGCTTGGCCCCCATGACCGGCCGCCATCGTCGGACCATTCCAGCGTCACGTCCCCCGGCGTCTGCGCCCCGCCCACCTCCATCTCGATCTCAGCGCGATGGCAGAACGCGCGCCGCGTGGCGGCCCACAGTGGCGGGAACGTCGCCTGGCGCAACACAGCCACACCAGCGTCTTCGGCCTGCATACCGAGGATGTAGAGCACGTTGCGCGCCCGATCTCCGAACACCTTGATCGAGTTGTCGTCCACTGCGCACACCGATGCCTGCCATGGCCCGTTTCCATCGGTGCTGGTCGAGCGCTCATGCCAGGCCCCGGTCGCCACGTCATAGGCCAGCGTGCGGTTGTCCAAGGTCGTCAGGCAGTAGAACCAGTGCCCACGATAGGGATGCGTCATCGCATACAGGCCATCCAGGCTGCTGCCGAGGATGGCCTCGATGGCGTGCGTCGAAACGCGCAGCGGCTTGTAGCCATTCGAGCGATAGACCAGGCCATCGGCCCCGAGCCACCAGACCGACTGGTCAGCGCGACAGACCGACATGGGTGACACCGTGCCGATTGGCACCACGCCACCCGAGGCACGGCGGAACGGAAAGAACGAGAAGCCTGGTGTCGTCTCCAACCCGGACGAGCCTGCGTTGTACCAGACCTCAAGGCCAGCCTCGCCGATGGTCCAGACCTGTTCGCGATGGCTGAACACGCGGCGGATGACGTTCGGCATGGCGTCGCTGAACGCAAAGTCGAGCGCGTCGTAGTCGGTCGGATCGAGCAGCCGCGAGATGAACCACTGCGAAGTGTTGCCGATCGCGCTGAACGCGAAATATCCATCCACGTAGCAGACACTGGTAGCGCCAGGGAACACGTCGCCACCGATCGGGTTGAGGATGTCGCCTGGATTGTGGCCACAGGTGTAGGCGCGCGGTGCGACACAGAACACAACGGCGGTCGGTCCTGCGGCAATCGTCACGAACGAGTTCCACGATCCGGTGCCGCTATCGGCTGTGCCGACATCGCCCAGGTAGTCCACCGACACGCCGCCAGCCAGCGGGAAATACAGCCGGAACGCCTGGTGGCCACTGACGACGTAGATACGGCCAGGCATATCGTCGTTCAGCGCCAGGATAGGACCGGCGCCGATCGGGCCGGGGCCTCCGGTCGTCGTGACCCACGCCACCAACCCCGGCGTCGAGGCCAGAAATGCCGGCGTGCGCGCGTCGTCAGGGGCTTTCTCAGCCATGAGGTTCAATAATTTCTTCGCTGACAGCGGCAGGCTTGGATGCTGGTAGCTTTCCAGCGGAAACGGAATGCGCTGCATACCGCCGGCCGCTTGCTGTGCTGGCGCGGTGCCCGACATACATCAGCCTCCCAGCATATGAATTTCCCAAGCGACAGCCACGCCAGCACCAGGGGCCGCGTTGAATACGATCTGAAACGTGGTGGCGGTCGGGTTGGTGGCATAGTAGTAGGTGGCGGCGCCGGGAGCGCTGTTCAGCGTCAGCCTGACCTGGGCAACGTTGGGCGTGTAGGCCAGGCCGTGATTGACGGTGAACGTCGAAGGCCCCGCCGTCGTCGTCAGCACACCGAAATTCCGCGTCTGGAAGCCGAGGTTGTCCCTGATCCAGTAGCTGACGCCAGGGTTGCCGCTCAGTGTGCCGAGGTTCATCGCTGCCGTGGTATTGCCGTTCATGATGTTGTCGGCAACGGTAAATTTGTCGCAGCCGTTGCCAATCGTCAGGCCGGTCGCGTTACCGACAAACTCACCGGATGCACCGATCCAGTTGCCGATGATCTGGAAGTTCAGCACGTTGGCTTGCACGATGATGCCGTCGACCGTGTTCGAGCCGAACGAACAGCCGAGCACGCGCGTATTGGCCACGCGAGAGTCGATAAACAGACCGTGCCCGGTGTTGTTCGATGAGATCGTGTTGAGGATGTCGCATTGCTGGATGACGCCTGTCCCCACGGTTGTCAGGGCAATGCCGCCCTGGGCGTTCGAGGCAATCCAACAGTTGTCGATCTTCAGCAACTGGATATTGGCCCCATCGGCAGCGGCGTTCGCATAGATGCCGTAACCTGAGCCGGTATCGAAGAAGCTGTTGTTGACCCACACCGCCTGCGTGATCCCGCTTGCACCCGGCGCGATCCTCACGCCGTTTCCGGCCCAGATGGTCTCGATGTGATCGACTGTGACATCGCCAAACGCGCCAACATTCACTCCGGCTGTCAGTTGCGTGCCGCCGGTATTGTTGCCCTCGATCAGCAGATCGCGCAGCACGGCCACGACACCGGCGTTGCACTGGATGCCGTAGCCGCTGGCAACCGCGGTGAACAGGCAGCCCCGCTCGACATAGATCGAGTTGCCGCCTGCGGTGCCACCGATGCCGATGACGACGCCGACAAACCACCCGGTCATATAGAAATCGTGCAGCCTTACTTGCGAGCTGTTGCCAAGGTTGACGAACGCGCCCCCGGTGCGTGTGGTGGCTGCGCTGAAGCCGAGGTGGCCGATGTCGAGGTCGGTGCCGCTGACGGTCAGCACGTCGCCGGTCGGGGCGCTGGTGCGGATGATGGCGGACATCGCCCCGGCGCCATACAGCCGCTGCCCGCAGGCAGTGATCGTCAGCGGGCCTGTGACCAGGTAGGTGCCGGCCGGCCAATAGAGCGACTTTCCGGAGGCCAGCGCGGCGTTGAGTGTCGCGGTGTCGTCGGTGGTGCCGTCCCCTCTGGCGCCGAAGCTCTTGACGCTGAGCAGGTCGGAAAGGACATAGGAGCGGAATGCCGAAGCGTTGAAACGCCCGCTCCCAGCACGTTCGCCGACCACCGACGAGCTGTCATTGACCGCGCCGAGGTCGGGCATATCGGCAATGCGGACGCCGGGGAATGTGCCTGTCGTGACGCTCATGGCAATGGCCCTCCGGCGAGGAAGATGGCTTCGCCCGGATCGGTCAGCGTCGCCGGGTTCGGATCGGTCAGCATGATGACGGGATTGACCGTGCGCGGCACCGAGTGCCTGAGATGCAGCCGCCCCTCGGCCAGCAGATCCGTGCCGCCACCGCCGTCGTAGTCGAGCTGGAGCGCGTAGGCGCAGCGCCGCGGCCAGCCTGCCATGGTGGCTGTGGGGAACGATATGTCGAACGCGCCCAGCGCATCAGAGATCACGCCAGTGCCCACCCACAGCACGCTCTGCGGGCACTGCGGCCAGTGCCAGTAGGCGCCGTAGTCCCACGAGGAGCGGCCGTGCTGATCCGGCCAGACCAGCATTTGGAGGGCCGGACCGCCGATGCCGCCGGTCAGGTCGATCGCCTGCGCGCAGACGCTGTCGCTGTCCACCACGGTGACGCGCAGGAACATGCTGTCGGCGCGCCCGAGCACGAGGTCACGGCGCGGGATGTGCAGTGGCGACGTGCGTATATACGGCAGCACCATCGCATAGGCCGGCGCTGTGGGCTGTGCCGGACGCGTGCCGCCGCCGAACGAGGGACCGCCGGGTATGCTCACACCGTCAGGCATTGTCTGCGTCCTCCTGTGTCATGCTCTGGACGGGTGGCGGCGTGCCCTGCTGCCCATATGACGCCAGCGGCGATGCGGGCTGTGACTGGCGCTGGAGCTGCGCCATGAGGCTGTCGATGATGGGGCGCACGATGCGATGCTGGCCCATGTCCAAATGCTGCATCACAGCGTTCCACTGCTCGGCGGTGAGCGTGGCGGAGAGCGGGCGCGATGGTTCGATCGGCTGCATGTCCATGTGCTGTGCCCTGTGTGGAATGCTGATGCCGCTGTCAGTGGCGCTCATGCTAGTTCGCCGCCATAATCTGCCAGTTGCTGCCATCCGATGTCAGGATGCACCACTTACCAATCGTCGCTGGCAAGATTGCATTGGTTGGCGATCCACCTGCTAGCGGCACGATGTAACTACCGCCCCCCGTCACCGCGAACGCAGCAATCAGCTTTAGGACCACCGTGCGCCCATTGTTGAACCCGCCCGCACCAGGCAGCGTCAGCACGAAGGCTCCGCTCGGGTTGAGGATCAGCGAATAATCCGCAGCCCCTAGCGTATAAGCGGTGCCAGTCTTTACCGTTGGAGGCGGCAACAGGAATGCAGCGCCGGATACTGACAAACCTGATTGAACCGCCATAAAGCCATTAGCTCGATTGATGATGATAGGCGTCCCAAGATATATTCCGGCGTCATCATAGCGATCGAGCTGGAAGTTAGACCCCGTATTGCCGCCGCTTTGGGCGCTGTTGTCCGTATACAGCGACCAAACATCAAGCCCCGCCGTACGATAAGTTATCCTACGATACTGCCCTGCTGCTGTATCCAGCAACAGATAGAGCGCAGATGCCTGACTGTCTGATCCTAAAGCAAGAGTGGCGGCCTGGACAGTGCCACCGCTAGTCAGTCCATTCGCAAAGTAAGGCGTGCCAGCGAACCAAGGGGTGCCTGCGAAGTATGGATTGCCTACATCTATGTGATTACCGTAGCTATAAACCTGACTACTGCCTGTTGTGACAGTGCCAATAAATTGACTATTCAGGTTCCATCTGGTGGACCCAGGTTGCATTACTGCATTACCCGTCACGGTCCACGCACCAGGATTATCGAACACCTTCGTCCAGCCACCCGCACCATCATTGATACGCAGCTCACATCCGCCCATAGCAACTGATGTGACGCTGCCGCCCAGCTTGAACACCGAGTTGGTGGCCTCGATGTAGTAGTCTTCGAAGCGCAACCCTTGAAGATCGACTGAGCCAGCATCCCCTGTCACTAGGATCGTGTCATGAATGGCGCTCGTCTCTGAGTGGACATTAAGCTGGAGATTATAATTAGCGTTGCACCCCGACTTCTGGAACAGCACGATCGAGTTCGCGCCACCAGTCGAGAAGTAAGACTTGTCGAACTGTGCGCCAAGTGCTCCGGTTATCCAGAGCGGACTGCCCGCCGTGGTGTTTGTCGTCTGGATGATCGCTCCCACGAAGATGTTGTCGTTGAAGCTCTCCGACGTGTTGACTGGCAGCGTGATGGCCTGGAACGCCGAGGTGAGGTTGAAGTGATTGATCCCATCCATCCGTAGGCCATCGCCTGACGGATCAGCATTGTTGATCCGCAGCGCCACATGCACCGCACTCTCAGAAGCCAAACAGATCATCGCGGCCTGTGAGAAGCTGCCGGTGAGCGTCAAACCATTGGTGCGCCAATCAGCAGAGTTACCGACGCCAGTCGTATCCTTCCTGGCCATCTGCAAGCCGTATGTCGGCTTGTCTGTGGTATCCCCTCTAATTGTCAAACCGTTGATGTTGACGCACTGACCCCAGGTTCCGTCCACCGCAGGCTTGCCGGTGGCGTGACTGTCGATGATTGCGCCCCAGGCATCTACAACCAGCGGCGCAACATTAAAACCACCTACGCCTGTCAGATTGATCGAGCCATTGCAGCGAAACTTCTTAGCAGGGAAATAGACGATGCCGCCCCATCCTGCGTTGACCAGATAGACGCATGCCGCAATGGCAGCATTGATCGCAGCGGTATCATCGGTGGCGCCATCGCCTTTGGCGCCATAGTCCATGACGTTGAACACCTCTGCGGCTCGGTCCTGTGCCGAGCGCGATGTGGTGGTGCCGGTCGCGGTGTAGCCGCTGCCACTCCCTGCGCCGTCCGGCACGCCGTTGATCAGGTTGTTATAAGCCTGATTGGACGCCACGACAGCGGTGTATTGGACAAGTGGCACACCGGCCGGAAGCGTCGCGGTGTTGTCGGTCACGATCGTATTGACCGTCCCGTTCACATAGACCCCGGCAGTCTTAACGTTGTTGAAGAAGCTGCCGATGACCGTGCAGTTGCTGCCGCCAAGCAATTGCACGCCATATTCCTGCGGCGAGGTGGATGATGAACCAGCGCCATAGATCGTGCTGTTCGAGATTAGTCCCGGACTGAGGTTATGAAACTCAAACGCCGCCCACGCGTTCCCGCTATCCAGTGTCGGAACGCCAAAGTGCAGCACGTAGGTGTTGGTGATCTGGGGAGACATCGCAACGTCAGCGAACAGGCCGCGTGTTCCGGAATTGAAATGCGAGTTGCTGACGGCCAGCCAAAGATCAGCATCACCCGAGACGCCAGACCAAACGAGACCATAGTTGTTACCGATGAAGGCGCTCTGCGTCACGTAGACGCCTTGCACCCAGTCACCGATTTGCAGCCCTGCGGTACCGCCCTGCGTGTTGATGTCGTTCAGCTTGACTTCCGCCAGATACGACGAACCGCTGGCACCAGCGAGATAAATGCCGGTCCCGCCATCGGCCCCCGTGCCAGTCGCGTTCGGTGCGATATAGGAGATGTGATCGAGTGATGCGTTGCTGACGTTGAACACGTAGATACCGGTTGCCCAGAAGTGCGAGCTACCGATGAACGCCACATCCCGAACGCTGGCCACGCCGTAGCGAAGTGCCTGTGCAGCCGACGTGATGCTCAATCCGTTGTTGGCATAGGTCGCGCCGGTTGCCGCGCGTATCAGTGTCAGTCCGGATACGTGGACGACGGTGTTCGATGCCAGTGAGAACGTCAAGCCGTCAGCAGCGGCGTTGAAATACAGCACCGTGGTTCCGCTGCCTGCGCCCTCGAACGTGACGGTGCCAGTGATCGCCTGAGACAGTGCTTGATTGATGTTGTAGCTACCGGCTGGCACAACGAGCCTGCCACCGCTAGCGACATGAGCAAGCGCAGCAGCAAACGCTGAGCCGTCATCGCTGCCGTCACCCTTGGCACCGAAATCCTTGACGCTGATCGCTTCAACCGCGCGGTCCTGTGCAGCACGGGAGGCAGTGCCCCCGGTCGCGGTGTAGTTAAGCGGCCCCGACACCGTGCCGCCGGTCAGCGGCAGGAACGGGCCGCCAGGAGGCATCGGGCCAGGCGGGCCAGGCGGCCCCGTAGGACCAGGCGGGCCTACCCATGCAGCCGGATCAGGCGGTCCCGTAGTCGTACTATAATCGGAATAATTGAGACGATATGCCATCACGCACCTCGTGGGATTTAGAAGTACGCCACCGACACCGTCTCGCCGCTGCTGGGCAGTGCGATGTAGCGGCAGATCGCCACCATCGCGTCCTGGGTATCGCGTGGGTCGGTATCGCCACCGAACAGTGGCGCCAGCGCGTCGGCCGCCAGCGTGGCGTACGGGTCGGCGAGTGGGTCCGGTATGTCCAGCGATGTCCACCGAGCGATGCCGCGCATAACGAGATCATCATGCACCGCCTGCACCGCCTGCTGCGCGTTGGTGTCGGCAGACAGCACCATGGCGCCCTTGCGCACGCGCGCCTCGAGCAGCGCCACCATCGCTGGATCAATAGCCTTGCCGAAGCTGCTGCCGGCGAAGGCGGCCGTGAGCTTGGTGTATTCCTCGGTGAACGCCCGCGGCACGGAGCCGACCGGCCACCACACCACGCCCTGCGCATCGAGCGCCGCGTGGACGCTCGCCACCTTGTCGAGCATCAGCGCCTGATCGGACGGGATCGGCGTTTCGTCCGAGGCGATGACGCCGAGTTCGACAAGGGCCGCAGTGGCAATCGTAGCTACGGGCACCATCTCGGTCAGTGTCGGAGAGTCATCGAGCGGTACGATGCGCACGCCAAGGCGACGGAGTGCCATCTGTGCGATCGTACCGACCGATGTCGTCATCTCAGGCCACCACGACGCCGGTTGACGGAGGCGCTGCCGCCGAGCCTGCCGCGTTCGTCGCAGTCACGGTGCATGTGGCGTTCTTGCCGACATCGCCAGCCTGCACGTCGTAGGTCGCAGCGTCGCTGCCGGCTGCCGCGTCGTCGAGCTTCCAGGCGTAGCTGTAGGACGTGGGCTCGCCCGACCATTCGCCCTGCGTGCAGGAGAGCGTCGTGCCGGCCTGGGTGACCGCTGGCACGGTGGTGTTGGCAGGCGCTGTGGCCGTGCCGCCGTTGCCGCCGTTGCCGCCGTTTGGAGGCACATCGACCTCGGCGCCAGGGTCGGCCGGATCAACGCCAAGCTCCACGTATCCCGCATCGCGCAGCATCGTGTTGTGCTCAATGTTGTCGTAGACGCCGCGGGCGCCGGCCGATGCGGCGCTGTCGGGCGGCAGCACCACCGTGGCGCCCTGGATGGCGGCGATCTGTTCGGGCGTGGGCGGCTCGAGGCCGGCCTCAGCCGCAGCCGCGGTGACGGACGCTGATACGGCTGGCAGCGGCCGACGTTCACGACGCGGCGTGTGTTGTTCTTCCATTGGATGTCTCCTGTGAGAAAAGCAGGAGGCCGGTTCGGCGCCTCCTGTCGTAGCTACAAACAGCTATGCGTCAGCGACCGCTGCGCTCCACACCGTCATGACCCCATTGTCTACAGGTTTGGTCGTGTCCACCGTTGGATCGGTGCCGAAGCGCAGCTTGGCCACGCCGCGGATTTCCTCAACGCCAACGCCGTTCATGAAGCCATAGTCACGAGTGTTGGTGATCACTTTGGTGCGCTGTGCCCAGGCGATACCGAGAGCCTGCGCGCCGCAGAGGTAGGACGCACCGCAGTCGATCGTGGAGCCGCCGGGATCACCGGTGTGCAGGACCGGCAACTCGGGGATTTCGCGGATGATGACCCCGTCATAAATCAGATCACCAGCCGTGAATAACGGATTGTCGCTGCCCCGGTTCCATGCGTATTGCAGTGCGTTGATGATGACCGGGTCTAGCATCAGGTCGCGGAACACGAGGGACGGTACGAAGAGCACGTACCACTCCTCGTCGTTGCTTATTCGGATGGGTCGGATCTTCGGCGTTGCGGTGCGTGCCAGCCGCTTTGCGAGGGTGATCTGCGCGGCGGTCATCTTGTCGGCCGCATTGTCGACGGTCGCCAATGCAGTTGCATATACACCGCTGACCGCGTTGGCCTTGCTGATCCCGAACAGCACCCGGTCGGCGTTGTTGACCAGCCAGGTATTGCGTTGGGCAGCGGAGGCTGCGGCGTAGGTGAGTTGCACATTGCCGTCTGCCGTGATCGCTCCGAGCGACGAGATGATGTCAGTCCTGAGCTTATTCGCCGCCCAGTTCTTCAGGACGCTCCTGCCAGCTTGCAGCAGATCGATGACGCTCTTCTGCTCGTCCCAGTCTGACACCGCCACGGCATGGCGAATGACGCTGACCACGACGTTAAGTGATCTGGCATTTAGTATTTCTTCATTGCCCTCTAGGACCGTGTTGCCGCTAACGCCGGCTCCGACCAGATTACGCACGGTGGGGAAGACAACAGTATCGCCTGGTTTGCGCGTAAGATCAGTCTGCAACTGTATCATGGCATCCATAGTGGTGCCGAAATACGGTGTGAACTGGTTTTCTCGGAGGAACTCTACCCAGAAGTCACTTTGCCATTGTATTGGGGTTAAGCCCGGTCTTGCCGGGGTGAGGATCATGTCAGCCATTGTTTGGGGTTCCGCATTGGGATTGCGGCCCGCTTCGACGACCCGGACTCGATAGGTCGAACCGCCCGCTTGTTACGACCCGGCTACGGTCGGACACCCGCTAAGTTCACCCGGCGACGGTTAGCCCCACTTCG